CCCGGGATTGGTACCCAGAAAGATTTTATCTTTAAAGTCTATCTGCTTGCCAGCTCGTCGTTTTCGTTCTTGAGTCCTTGAAAAGAACTCTCACGGAGTAGACGACGAGCCATCCGTTCCCAATTTATCGCTTAGAAACAGACCGATATCCTCACCACCGTGGTGGGGAGGGTAAAGGTCATCATCATCATCATCAGGAATGCCCCATAGAGGGCACTCGTGATAAGTTTTGATAGTAGAAGGCACAGGAGCCCGCTCAGGCGGCTCGTGAGCCAACTTCCATTTCGGAAGCTCATCTAATTTCCGGTTGTACCTCTTTCGAAGGTCCTTCCGAATCTTGAGCAGCTTCTTTAAGTATAGCCCTGTCGACAACATCTTAGCTGGCTTACCAGTCAACATGTAGTTGATCACGGACTGACGTCTTAACAATGATTCCTCGTGAGCATTCCAATGAGGGCATCTCGCCCCCTTTGGGACACTCACTGAGTATCGAACTTCAGCCGAAATCTTAGAGGCCGTCTTATACGGCCCCTGAGATTGGACTGACACTATAGGCGCCCGTACTCCGAGGTCCAAGGACCCCAAGAGTAAGAGCGCGTTTGAAGCCGACATCTCGGTAGAAGGATTTGGGTGAGGTAGCCCTAATCCTCCTGCGAATGGCGGTAAGTGAAGTGGGGTCCCCATTTGTTTAGCCACGGCTAACCATTTGGGGCCCACATCGTTAATGAGAGAGTACACCCTACCTCCGTCCAACCCTCTTCGTAGGCTGTCAAAGGCCCACGTCGAGAGCTGGGGGAAGTAAGGTGGCTCAATTTTAATAAGGCCGCGTATTGAGAAGGTCGGGACCAACTCAACTACGTCAGCATTAGTTCGCTGGTAGAAACCTTCACAGAACGTGAAGCTATCTGCCGATACGAACGTTTTTGTTTGATTCAGTTCTAGCCCTACAAAGGTCGCAAGACGTTTGTAATGGTTAAACTGCTTCTTAGTACAATAAATCCAAGCATCATCGCCTTTGATTCCAAAGTCGGAGATGTGGATCTTTTTTAGAATTAACGCGTGAAGGAGTTCTAGGATCGTCCACGAAAGTGGAAGACCCATGAAACAACCTCGCGTCGTTGGTTTTGTACCGTTGGCAGTCTCCAGGTCGAACTTGTATACAAGTTC